GCAGGCGGCCAGTTTTCTAACTTGTCAAACAAACAAAAATTCGATATATTATTTCCCAATGGCTAAAAATATTGCACTAACCAAAATAGAATCACATGAAAAACTGTGTAGAATTATGCAGAAGCAAACTCATGACAAGATTCATTCACTAGAGAAACAGATGCGTAGAATAGAAACAATTTTACTAACATCCGTCGGAGCTTTGATCACCGGTATGGCCGGAATGATCTACATGTTAATCACAAAATAGGGAAATCATGCAACTATCTAAACATTTTACGTTAGAAGAGATGACACGATCCATGACAGCAGCACGTAAAGGAATTAACAACATTCCAGGGCCCGGGGAGATTAAAAACCTAGGAAACCTCTGTTATGAGGTCTTAGAGCCCACTAGAGCACACTTCGACAAACCTTTAAGCATCAGCTCGGGATACCGCTCAGAGGCGTTGTGTGAGGCCATAGGATCGAAAAAAACCAGTCAGCACGCACTTGGCTGCGCTTCAGATTTTGAAATCCATTCAGTGCCCAATATTCAGGTTGCTTATTGGCTGACCAACAACGTTGACTTTGATCAATGCATTCTCGAGTACTATAAACCCGAAGATGACCAGGCAGGATGGATCCACGTATCTTATGATGCCAAAGGATCCAACAGAAAACAAGTTCTCACCTTTGATGGTAAAAAATACACCGAAGGTTTACCAGAAATGAAATGGTCTGGTGGTAAAGTAGTTGGTTAAATCCAATCTTTGAGTTCTTCACCCATAATCTGACTAGCTATATTAACTTTCTTTTTAAGAGCCTTAACAATTCTAGCATCAACAGTATCTTCACAGTAAATATCTATGTATGTCATAGGATACTTCTGACCAATACGATCTATTCTTGCTTCTGATTGTTGTCTTTTCTCAAGATCATAACCATTAGAATAATATACCATAGTACTAGCTGCAGTTAAGGTAATACCGTAACCACCGGTCTGTGTTGTACCAATAAAGAATCTTACAGGGGAATCAGGATCCTGGAATTTTTTGATATTATCTTGACGGTTTTTCATAGGAGTCAATCCGTAATAATCCACAAAACTATTTGCGCCATATTTTTTAGATATCTCCCTTATTATCCTACTAACATCTCTTTGCCAGTGGGCCCATATAACAATCTTACCTTCTACTTCTTCTAATACATTCATTAGTTCTGGTAATCTGTTTGAGTCTAGATCTTTAATAGTGCCATCATCAGCAGTAAAGTGACCACAAGTAATTTGTTGCAATCTCATTAGTTGAGTCATGACTGTAGCTGTAGTCATCATCTTACCGTCCATTTGTGCAAGAGCTAGTTGCTTCATTTGTATGTAAAGTTTTTTCTGTTCTGCACTTAGTGTAACAAGGCGTTTAATAAAAGTCTTAGGTGGCAGATCTAAACAATCATCTTTTAATACACGGTAAGAAAAAGATTTTAATTTTTCAGATAGTTCTGGAAGATGTTGATAACCTGTAACTATTTGTACAGATTTACCACCAAAATTAGCTGTCTTCATAACAGCATACCTAGTTCTAAAAGTATAATAAGAAGTGTGTCCAAGTATTTCTTTTTTAAGAAACTCACATTGTTTGTATAAATCAAGTGGCGACTTAGTAACTGGAGATCCAGTTAGTATTCTTTTATACACAGCATGGTCAGCAAGAGAACATATATGTTTAGTTCTTTTAGCATCTGGATTTTTAATAGTTGTAGATTCATCTATAGCCATCATAGTTCTGTGGCATCTTAAAAACTTAGCTGCAAACTCTACACCTTTTTTAGTAGAGAAAGCTTCTACATTCATCATAAGAATATGTAGATCTTCACCTGGTTTAAATAATGAGTCTAATTCTAATTGTTGTTTTTTATTTGGCATCGCATGCCACAACACAGAATTTTTTTCTATGTGATCTGGTAAGTGTGTAGGAATTTCTCCTTCGTACCAATTTTTATAAACACCTTTAGGTGCAATAATTAATACTCCATTAATTTTTCCTGCATCGTACAACATTGCAATGTTATCAATTAACACTTTTGATTTACCTGTACCCATTTCCATAAAATATGCGAAGTAAGGTTTTTCCCAAGAAAGCTCTAATGCTTTTATCTGATGCGCGTAAGGCTTAGTTTTAAATTTATAATTCATAATTATTTTCTTCTTTCTAGTTGACAAGATAACATTAATAACTATATTGTCAAGCATGAAAGAAAATACAGTAGTATACGTAATTCAAGAATTACCAGGTACAAAAATAGGTGCTCCTAAAATTAATATTATGAGTGCGAGTAAGTATGGTGAGTTTAAATTTTTACTTCCAGAATTTTCGCAAATAATATTTTCACCAGGACCATTAATTTTTAAACTGAGAAGTCTTCTAAAGAATTACACTCCGGACGATTACTTATTGCTTACGGGTGATCCTGCAATTATTGGTGTTGCGTGTTCAATTGTTTCTGACATGACTAACGGAAAATACAATCTATTAAAATGGGACAAGCAAGATAGAATGTATTATCCAATTGCAATTAACTTACACGAGAAAGGAAAAGTAAAAGATGAGTAATATAAATTTTGAGGAAGATCAAAGAGAGAATCTAGACTCAGTAAATGAAGCCGGTAGTTTGGCTGCACAAGTTGTAAAACTACAAAAGTTAGAGGATGAACTTTTAGCTAAAGAAAAAGAAGCAAAAGAATTAAAAAGAAAAGTAGATTTAGTTTCTTCAGAAGTCATACCGACTATGATGCAAGAAATGAATATCTCCACATTAAAATTATCGGATGGGACTTCAGTTGAAGTTAAACCTGTCTATGGTGCATCTATATCTCTTGATAAAAGAGAAGATGCATACACATGGCTTCGTGAGAACGGACTGGGTGATCTTATCAAGAATGAGATAACCGTTGCTTTTGGTCGTTCCGAAGATAACAAGGCACAGCAATATGCTGTCCTTGCGCAAGGTCAAGGGTATGAACCAGTCCAAAAACTAAAGGTTGAACCCATGACACTTAAAGCACTGGTTAGGGAGCGTATTGAAAATGGACTTGATATGCCCTCTGACTTATTTAACATGTTCACAAGCAACAGAACAAAAATAACAAGGAACAAATAATCATGAATGAAGTAACACAAAAGACGGCCGCAGGTCTTCCAGCAGCAAGTATGTTTGAAGATGATGCATCACAAGGTTTAGGTAACATAAGTCAACAAGACTTAGCTTTACCTTTTCTTAAGATCCTAGGACAGCTATCTCCAGAAGTAAATAAAAGAGATGGTAAACATGTTGAGGGAGCAGAACCTGGAATGATTTTCAATTCAGTTACTGGAGATTTATATGATGGCGTAAAAGGAATAGATGTTATTCCTGCTTTCTATAAGTTAGAGTATGTTGAATGGAAAGATAGAGGAGAAGGACCTGGTGCACCAGTAATGGTACACGACTCTTCATCTGATATCATGTCACAAACTACAGCAGATGCTAGTTACAAAGACAGATTACCTAACGGTAATTATGTTGAGAAAACTGCATCACACTTTGTGATCATTCAAGGAGATAGTCCACAAACAGCTTTGATTTCTATGAAATCTACTCAATTAAAAATTAGTAGAAAATGGAACTCAATGATGTCTGGTATCAAACTAAAAGGAAAAGCAGGTTTATATACACCAGCATCTTTTAGCCACATTTACAAACTAAAGACTACTCAAATGTCTAATGATAAAGGCACTTGGTTTGGTTGGGAAGTAAGTAAAGTTGGTCCAATAACTGACGCAAGTACGTATCAACAAGCAAAGTCGTTTTCAGAAAGTATCTCTAAAGGTGCTGTGAAAGCAAAACATGTTGAACCGAAAGTAGCAGAGAAAACTAGTATTATATAATCCCTTAGGGGTATGTGTACACAGTGTGGACCGTGCGGGAGACTAATCGGTCCACTTAGACAGGATAGATATGGAAAAAAAGTATATAAAGTTCTTTGAAGGATACCGGCTGGCTTATGGTGTAGCAGATATGTCTACACTAAAGGTTGACCCAGAAAGCGGAAAGCAGAAACCAATTTACAGATGGAACGATGAGGAACTTACAGAACAAGTATACCTTAATCATTTAGAAGGAACACAATCTATAGGTGTTCAACCCTGTAATGAAGATTCAGAAGCAAGGTTTGGTGTAATAGATGTAGACCCAAAAAACTACACTGATTTTGATAAAAAATTTTTTATAGATATAATACAAAATTATAAACTACCTTTGATACCGGTATTATCTAAGAGTGGTGGACTACACTTATATTTATTTATGGCTGACTTCGTGCCAGCAGCATTAATTAAATCATTCTTAAGTAACCTATTACCACTATTTAAATTAAAACCAGACTGTGAGATATTTCCTAAACAAACAC